GTTGTCCCGTTGTTGCCGAAGTTAATCAAGGTGGCGCACTCGTACGAAACGCAATTAACTCTATTGACCCCAGCGTCAAAGTTCTAGAGGTCCACTCTAAGTACGGAAAACAGCTAAGAGCAGAGCCAATTCTTCTTGCATACGAGCAAGGACGTGTCCACCACGTAAATTACCTCCCAGAGCTAGAATCTCAAATGTACTCTTGGATCCCAGGAGAAGGTAAATCCCCTGACCGCATCGATGCAATGGTTCACGCCATGACCGCGCTGCTAATTAAGCCCCCGCCGGGCTTTTCTGGTGGTAAATTACGTGCAAAAAGCCTCGCAGATCGTAAAATGGGTGTCGCTAGACCAAATACTGGCAATGTTGGTCGCGTATTTAGGGTCAGGTAGCATGAAGGTCCTAATGGATAGGTTTCCATGCCACTTGGTTGCTGCTAGTACTGGCCAGTATGACGATGTGACTACACTCCGAAGCTACGAGCCCACCGGGGGCGCAACGTATTTAGAAATAACTAGAGTCATTGTCACTGAAGATCATGTTATTGTCGCAAAAGACGCTCCGGAAGGGCCACAAATCGTCTTTAGAGAGCGATATACTGAGTTTATTCCATCAAAAGAGGTCACAAAAGATTCTTTTGTTGTCACATCATCCGGAAAGATGCTAGCATTTAAGAAAGATACAGGCTGCGGATGCGGTTCTCGCCTTCGTGGCTGGAATCCATACAATACAATTAATTCGATGGAGGACTAATGACTATAGATGCGTTTACTTTTGTAATTCTTGCTCTTGGAGCTTACCGTGCAACTCATTTGATCACAACTGACGCCATTGCGGATGGATTTCGCAATAAAGTTTGGTCAAAGTTTCCACCAACCACTAAAATCGGGTACTTGATCACGTGCAACTGGTGTACAGGGTTCTGGATGGCAGGTATTTTTGTCGTCGGAGCATCAATTTTACCTCAACTTACGTTTGTGGTATCATTAATCTTGGCTATATCCGCCTTGGTTGGAATTATTTCCGCTTGGACAGAGCGCTAAACAGACAGGGAGCCCGTCTTGGGTATTTTTAAGAAAGAACCGGCAAAATCGACTAACGATTGGGCAACTAGCCCAACTATTCGTGCTAGTTCCCCAAAAAACTCTACTCGGGTTGCCCCGGGTGTGTCAGTAGATGCCTTTGGAATAGTTTACGCTGAGCCTCAGGCTTTTAATGCACCGCGGGCCATGACTGCAGCTGCCTCACAGGTAAAATTAGACGATAAAACCGAAGCTGAGCGTTTTAAGTCTCGCAGGCAGTCTGCTGCATTCGCTTGGCAGTCGGAAGCATGGGAGTACTACGACGCAATTGGCGAAATCAAGTACGCTTTTAACCTAGTTGCGTCTGTTGTCTCAAGAATTCGTCTATATCCAGCTGCAGTTGGCAATCCAAGCGAAGCACCGTCTCCTATTCAAGACGTAGAGTCTGTAGACCCTCGCCTAGCTGCAGCTGCCGAGCGAGCCCTTGACCGCCTAAGTTCCGCCTACGGTGGACAGCCTGGTCTTTTGAAAGATGCCGCCCTAAACTTGCAAGTTACCGGAGAATGCTACCTGGTTCAGATTCCAGAGCGCCTCGGGTCGGGTCTTCCTGAATCATGGGACGTCCGGTCAACCGATGAGCTGCAGATAGATCAAAAAGGTAACTATATAATTAATCCTCGCCGCGATGTTGGTGGAGGGGTCGCTTCGATGATGTCACAGGGTAACCTTGATGCAATTCTTCTCCCGAAGGGGGCATTTGTTGGCCGAATTTGGAGGGCTCACCCTCGTTACAGCCAGGAGTCTGACTCATCCCTAAGAGGCCTACTAGACCTCTGTGCCGAACTACTACTACTGAATAGGACTTTCCGTGCGACTGCAAGATCTCGTCTCAACGCTGGTGCTCTTTATCTACCTGATGGTCTATCGGTCGCTGCATCGCCTGACCCCGACTACCCATATGATGAAGAAGGCAACTACAACGAGCAGTTTAATCCCGAAGAGGCCGCAGACGACTTCGAAGATCAACTAATCGATGCAATGACCACCCCGATTAAGGACGAAGACTCCGCGTCTGCTATCGTTCCTTTGATTATCCGTGGTCCAGCAGAGCTTGGCGACAAGATCAAGCAGTTTAAGTTCGAACGTTCGTTCGACCCAGCACTAGCTGAGCGCTCCGACCGTGTTCTAGAGCGTATCATGCAGGGCCTAGACGTCCCCAAAGACATTGTGACGGGACTTGCCAACGTTAAATACTCTAACGCCTTACAGATTGATGAAAGCCTCTACAAAGCTCACATAGAGCCTTTGATGTTGCTAATCGTTGATGCTATAAATGTTGTTTACTTGCGTCCATACCTAATTGCCAACGGTTACTCTGAAGAAGAAGTTTCTAAGGTCTGTATCTGGTACGACCCATCACAGGTTGCTACTCGTAATGATCGCGCAACAGATGCAGATGCTGGTTTTGATAAATTAGCCATTTCTTACAGTACTTGGCGTAGGGCCCATGGATTCTCGGATGCAGATGCGCCTGACCCTAAGGAACTGGCCCTCAGGTTGATCATTCAAAAAGGTCAAGTAACACCTGAGCTTACAGAGGCAATGTTAACTGCTGTAGCCCCCGATATGATGCAACAGGTGCGATCAAATGCCTCAGAAGCCACAGGGGCAGCAATACCTCCAGAAATTGATTCACTATTGCAGGGTGAAGCCCCCGCAGCAGAAGTAGACGGTTCAGAGCAGGTTGAAGATTCCACTCTAAACCCCGCTGATACAGCGCCACCACTAGCAGAGCCAGAGGCCTAACATGCATTCAGATCAGAACACAGAACTAGCGAGAAAGCTAGCGCACCTGCTAGCAGATACAGTTACAGCTAAGTTCATCTTTCACGGCTACCACTGGAACGTCTTAGGCCCAGACTTTGGCGAGTATCACAAGTTCTTTAAAACCCTCTATAAGGGAGTGGATAGTTCAATCGATCCGCTAGCTGAGAATATCCTTAAAGCCGGGTTCCCTGCTCCATATTTTTTGACAGATTATATAGAGATGTCTCGTATAAAAGAGGAGCGCCTAGACGGAACCTCTCCTATGGCTCTACTTCAGTCTGCTAAGAGGATAAATGACGAGCTAGTCCACTCACTTTTCGGCGCATTCAAGCAGGCAGAAGTTTGTAATGAGCAGGGCTTGATGGATTTTCTTGCAGGACTTATAGACTCCCATAAAACATTTAATTGGCAAATCAACGCATTCCTAGGAGTTCGCTAATGTCTGAGTACCTAAATAAAGTCCTAAAGGCTTCTGGACGCTACGGAGACCCTGAAGAGATTATAGATGACAGCAAGAAAGAAGCCCCTGAGGGTTACCATTACATGCCAGACGGCGAGTTAATGAAGGATTCAGCTCATGAAGCCGCGTCCTTAGAGAAAGACTCTGATGACCCGTGCTGGAAGGGTTACGTACAACTTGGCACAAAGAAGGGTAAAGATGGCAAGGAAGTCCCTAACTGTGTGCCAATCGACCAGTCCGCAGATGGCATTACTGCAGCAGCTTTAGAGAAAGACTCTGATGACCCGTGCTGGAAGGGTTACGTACAAGTAGGCATGAAGGACAAGAAGGGTAAAAAAGTCCCTAACTGCGTACCTTCGTCTGCGTCGATAACAGAGGTTGTGTATAGCATAAATTCCGAGTTTGGTGCTAGCAGGGCAGTCTCTCTTGAGAGCGCCTATGCTGTAGCTAGAAAAGCCTGCACCAAGTACAGCTACCTTGGCGACAATGACGCACTGAGATCCGCAATACTGTGGGAAGTATTTACCTTTGCAGAGTATGCGACTTCTGGAGAGTCAGAAGATTTAGATGACTTGTCAGATTACTCGGACTTACTGCCCGAAGGCCACCCAGGGGTAGAGGCACCTATTTACGCCTCTGCATTGTGGATATCTGGCGCACCCGAGTTAGATGACTCTCAGAGATTTGCAATTACGCAAACTTATTCAAATTCAGCTGATGATGTCTCGGTATTGCACTCAGCTGTCCGTATAAAGGTTCTGATTGCTTCGGGATCACTCGGTGAGACTACCCTACTGCAGTTAGGTAGACTAGCTTCTATGCCTCGTAAAGAGTCTTGAACTACTAACTAACTTACAAATAGGGTAAAATTTTAACTAGTTCTATTACTATATAAAGGATTACCTCTATGTCCAAATTAACTCTTGACGCCCTAATCGCAGCAGGCGGTAACTCCACCGCTGCACGTAAAGCACGTGTTAAGGGCCAACCTAGGGATAAAAAAGGCCGTTGGGTAGTCACAGGGGCCGCATTATTGGCAGCTTTTAGCATTGGTGATGGTAGAGGAGTAGTAAAGCTAAAGGGTAGAGCAATCGGTGGAACTGCAACCGACAAGAGTGAAGTAAACAACATCCGTATGCTAGTCGGCAAGGGCTATGAAGAGTACGGAATCCCAGAGAATAGCGTAGTAGAGGTAACTCCTAAAAACGCAGAAGTCAGCTCTAAGATAAAGATTGACAAAGATTTCCTGAAGGCAAGAGGCGTAGATCCAGATCTAGCCCACACTCTGCCAAAGTCAGTAGCCGAGCAACCTCAAGATCTGGCAAGTCTAAACGTCCAGCCTGCAGATGAATTGGACATTGAACTAGCTACCAGCGGCCTAACCACCGATGAGGACAAAGATTTCCGCTCAGAGAGGGATCAAGAGCCACTGGCTAAGCTCCCGCCGGCACTAGCAGAGCAGGCCCTAAAAGGTGAAGAAGTAAACAAACTTGTTGAAGATCCTAAAGAAACTGTTGATGTCAAGACACCCCTAGAACTAATGGCTGAACTTGAAAAAATAGACTCTAATGATCCAGCTCAAAGGGAACAGTACATTGAGCTCGCTGAGAGAATTTTTGGTAAAAGTGGAGGCGGCCCTGGAGATATTGAAGAGAGCGAGACCGACTCTAAGTATGATGGGATGTCTCAGGATGAGAAAGATTCAGAGCTAGCTAGGCTCTTGGATATATTTAATCCTGTCAAAGTTCGAAACTCCGCCAATGAAGCGTATGTAGCTGCATTTGAACAAGATGCTCCTGCACCTGACCTGGGTGAGCTGATAAAAGTCCAGGCTGCGTACTCTATGATTAAACTTGCTAAAGGATCCGCCCTAAACAAGGGTGATGTTATAACTGACGGCAAAGGTAATGAGTACCTGATCGAGAACCTCCGTATAGATGTCTCTCAAGGTGGACAGTCTTGGATGGAGATCAAGGACTCTAAGGGGGAAAGGACTAGGGTCCCTCTAGTCCCTAGCAGAGACTACTCAGTAGTAGAGGGCAGTGCACTGACACCAGCTAAGCCAACTAAACCAGCTAAGCCAACTGCTAAGCCAACTAAGCCTGAAAATCCTGCTGACCCCACGACACCGGAACCTCCAAAAGTGACTACCCCTAAAAAGGTAGTCCCTAAGAAGGCACCTAAGTCTGAAGAGGTTAACAAAATAGACCGTGCAGATGACGGTAATCCGATTGCCCCATCTGAAAAGACTGACGAAGAGCTCCGCAACAAGAAAATTAAGAATCTGGTAGACCAGAACGGTAAGCTGATTATGGTGGAGAACGACAAGGGCAACCCTCGCCAAGTCGAAGACCCTAACTCTATTATTGACGCTCTTCTTGAAGAAAACCCTAATGCCAAAATTAAGGAAGACGGAACTATTGTTGTAGAGAGAGGGTCATTCACTGATACTGATGGCAAAACCTACAACTATGAAGTTGGAGTTCAGCGCACAATTGGAAACCAGTTCATGGAACGCTACACGGTCACAGACCCTGATAGTGGAGAAGTTGTCTATGACTTCTACAATTCTGACTACAAGGACAGCTTTGCTGGACTTTACGGTAAGACCAGCGGGCTAACAAAGACCCGTGACTTACTGCTAGGCAGAACAACTCCCGGACTTAAGGGTGTAGATGCTAAAGGCGTCCCCGTTGAAAAAGAGCTTCGCAGCTACTTTGGACCAGACAAAGATATGGCTCAGAGGTTGAAGTATCTTCGCAAGACTAAAGATGTGAACAACTGGAGGCTGGTGACCGAAGATGAGAATATTTCTAAGTTCCTCACAGGTAGAGCACGCAAGCTAAACAAGTCAGATACTGGAAACAAAAAGAATTACAGGAACCAGTTCGGCAATGTGAGCCGTAGCTTTGTTGCATCATTCTATGAAGCCGTTGACTCAAAGGACTTTGCCCTAGTTAAAGAGCGCCTTGTGCAGCTCTTGGGCAGGCTACCTAACTCCCCTGAATCGATCGATAAACTTCTAAGCACTCTTAAAACAGAGCTAGGCAGCCGCTACAAGGGCACTGCACTTGAAAAAGTAGTACAGACGCTACCTATGAATTTGAAGAGGTTCTTACAATCAGAATCATTTGATCTAAGAAATAAGGATCAAATTCCGTTTGTATCTGAAGATGGTGTCACCATAGTTGCGCCTGGAGACCAAGTACGGTTTATCAACAACCAGGGTGATTTAGTGATCGGTACAGTGGTTAGACTAAATGCAGTTTCTGGTAAAAACGGCGGCTACAAGGACACGGCTGCAGTCAGGTTCGGCGACGGGGAGGTAGTCGACAACCTTCAGACTAGGAATATGCTACATACGGACGATGCTCCAACTCCTTACGCGAAGTGGGTTAGGTTAGACGAGAAGCTACGCCGCAGAGCAGACGAGCTAGGTATCGACTTCGAAGAATACGCCAAGAATAGGGATCAAGATCCTGACTTCGACCCTGAGGACCCTGATTTTGCAGGCGGAGATGCCAATGCACCGTACTTAGGCGAGGATGGAGAGTCAGCCGATGACGCATCTGCCCCCTCCGGCGGGACTAAGCTAGCCGAAGAGATGCAATCTGGCGACCCATTGTACGACCCCGATGGCGGGTACATTGGCACCGTGCAACAAGTTAAAGAAGTCCCGGCTACCGACGGTGGAGAGCCTGGAGTTGCAATCCAATACCTTGATATTGACGGCAACCTCCAGACAGAAATTCTAGACAAAGGCGAGGGCCGCGGCCCAAAATAAGAGGGGCTGAGGCAGCCCCTGATACTGCCTCGTCTGAGCAAACTAAGGCTTCAAGGTCTGGTCGTAGTTATGACACATCTGCCATTTCTTGGGACGACCCAATCGAGCCAGACGAGACCGCACCTGAAACATCCCTCACTGAGCTACAATCTCAGAATTACGACTCATTTATAAGTGACGTATTTAATTCCTTACCTGTAAGCAAGGGTTCAGGGGGAGACTTTGTTCTACAGAATGTAGCAACAATTGGTCGGCTGAGGCGTAGATACGGGGAAGAACCGTCGGTTGAGCTTAAAGAGCAATACATAGCTCAGTTGCAATATCTTCTTGAGCAGTATTCTGATATGTCGACCTTAGGGATTAATTCTCAATACAGGGCACCTCAGATAAGAGAAGATGGAGTGTTGGAGGCTGAAGACGTAGCCAAGCTTATGGCTCCCTTGCACAGGAGGCAGTTCTCAAAAGGTAATTTAGCTCAGCCTTATGTCAACTTAGCTCGGGAAGAGGATAGGCTCCTAGCTAGCTACAAAAACGAGATATACAGAAATGTTCCGGACTTAGATGAAGGATTTATAGCCAGCCTAAAGGGAGATTGGAAAATCTCAGATAAGGGGGCAATGCTTTCAACTTTCGAAAATGTAAGACTATCTAGCGCAATAGAACGATACGAGGACACAGCTCCCGCCGCGCAGATTGATTACGCTAGAAAAGTTGTACTATCCAATGCGTACAGAAGAGTGCTCTCTGGGACAGACGGTAAGCGGAGTGCATATCGCGAAATATCTGATCCTGACGGCAATACGATTAAAGTATATGCGTCCCCCGCTGGGAGAGGCGCGGTCGGTACTAACGACGATATAAAATACGTTGCAAATGCATTTAATACAATTAAAGAAAAACTTGATATTCCTAAACCCATGAGCATGTCAATTACGGCGCCTAGTTCAGTTTTGGCAGCTACAATGGGGAGCATGTATAGTAGTTCGGCCAATGTTCTTGGTTTTGCATTCCCTTCGGGTGGCGGTCATATGTTACCTTCTAGACTGGCTAAAGCTTGGGAAAATAGAGCCAGAACTAAGCCCGGTTGGCACTCCATAGAGCCTAGAACCCTAGGCGAAAAGTCAACAGGTACATCTATTCATGAACTAGCTCACGTTATAGCC